GAAAGAATTAGAGTGGATTAAAAATCAAGAATGTATTAAAAAAAATGATCGTGAGGATAAAGCAGATGTAATTCATTATAACCGTCAATCAAAAGATACTTTTATTCTTGATAATTCAGAGTTAAGTAAGATACGTACTTTTATAGAGACTAAGTTAAATCAATATGTAGTCAAGATATATAATTCATCATCTAAATTAGTTATTACTCAATCCTGGTTAAATAAGAGCGGTAAAGGAGAATCTCATCATTTGCATCATCATCCAAACAGTATGATAAGTGGTGTGTGGTATCCTGTTATTCATGAAAAACTACCTCCCATTGAATTTCATAAACATCAAACTAGAGATATTTCTTTGGGGATAGAAAAACATAATAATTTTAATAGTGAAACCTTCTTGCTTCCATTAAAAGCAGGTGAGTTGATACTATTCCCTAGTTATCTTTATCATATGGTCCAACCTAATCAATCTCATGATGAACGGATTAGTTTATCTTTTAACACTTGGCCTAAAGGTGATATGGGTTCTATTGATTCATTGACTTATCTTCCATTTGATCGTATTAATTAAATAAAAATTATGTCTACACTTAAAAAATCTGAAATTGCACAGGTAAATGATGAGCTCCTGAAGGAAACTACAGGATTTCTAGTTCAAACTAATAATATTAATTCTCATGCAGTTGAGAAGGTAAAGAGATTTCTTCCTGAATTGGAAGAGAAAACTAGAGCATTTGATAGACAAAATAGTCAGACTACATTAGCAATGATGACTTTGACTATGCTTACTGGTCAATCTCCTTATAGAATGATGCGTCAGATTATGGCAGAGGTGGAGAAAAGAAAGGGAGCACTAGCAGAAGCTCAAGTCAATCATGCAAAAACCTTAAAAGAAATTGGAGAATTGGAAAGTTCTGAGGATTTTGTAGAGCAAGCAGAATATCGTCAGAAGTGTGTTAATATTACAACGATGGAACAGAAGATTAATGGTTCTTTTAAGGATATTGCTTGTTTAATTGATGCATATAATAATATTAAAGAATCAAATGCAATTGAAGATTGGGATGAAGAAGCATTTGAAAAAGAAGAAAAGAAACATCATGTTCGTCGTGCATTCGAATTAATGTATCGGAATATATTCCAGAGTGGGAGAGCTTCAGAAGCTGCCATTGAGTATTGCCAACAGTTTGGTATCCATCCTCAAGTTTGTATGAGTGAAGTATCTGGTTATCTTCAATATACTGCAGAAAGAATTCAAAATCAAGATTATCCTCATTCCAATGATTTAGAAGAGTTTTTGGATGAAATGGCAGAGAAGTATCAGTTAAATCCTGATAAGACTTCTGAAAGACTTTTTGGTAAGGCAGATTTTGCTACCAATGATTACATGTATAAAACAGCTACCAAATAAAATGCTTAGATTTTTCTATTTTCCCAAAATGCCTTTAGAAGTGGTAAGGTTGTCTGGGTTTAGTATGGATGATCCTCGTCTTAAGGATAGAGCATGGCATCAAGCTAAATTTGATGATTTTGCACAAACATATAATGGGAGAGATGTTATAAAATCAATGAAAGAGGAGGGTCAGTTAAATCCAGGCATCGGGACTTGGAATGATTGTGGTAAGGAGTGGGTAGTAGAACCAGGACAAACCAGATGGCAAGCTTCTTATGTTTTGGGATGGCCTACTATGAGATTATTAGTTAAATCTACTGAAGAAGAGATGGAACATTTTCATTTGATAGAACATATTGAGCATACTGAAATAACTTCCAGAGAGGAAGTTGAAAAAATATTTGGTGAAACTACATGGGATTCTCATGTGGGGTTGGGATATTTAAGGCGTAGAGGATGGTTTCAAGAGTGATGCTGTTTGAAAGTTTAAATAATGCAATAAAGCATGATGAACCTTGGGAATATTTTACTTTTAGTGAATGTTTATCTTCTTTACAAATAGATGAAATCAAAAATGCTCAGATTAATAGGTCACTGATATTACATGATGGAACTAGAACAGGTTATAAGGATGAAGTAGAAAATCAAAATCATCAATTGAGAGAATATATTAATAAAGACAATTCTTACAAATACCCACACTTAACAGCGTTTATTGAAGAATTGAGAAGGGAACCTGTGAGAAATATTATTGCCAAGATGGTAGGTAATAAAAATAATTTTGAAGATGCTTATGTTAGAGTAGAAATATTAAATGATACAAAAGGTTTTTGGTTAAAACCTCATTGTGATATACCAGAAAAACTTATATCTAGTTTGATTTATATTAATCAAACAGATGAGAATATAAATCTAGGAACAGATTTATACAATACAGATTTAATATTAGAAAGGACTGTCCCCTTTCACCATAATTATGGTTATATATTTTATGGCCCAGATAAGTGGCATGGAATGGAGAAGGGTAAAGAGATAAAGGTAGAAAGAAGAGGTATACAATTAAATTATGTCACATTTAAAACAGATTGGCCAGTATTGGGATGAATACAGTTATTATTATTCCTGTAAGATTAAACAGTAGGAGACTTCCCAATAAAGTATTAATAGATATTGCTGGTAAATCGTTGATTCATAGGGTTGTTGATCAATGTCTTCAAACAAAATTAGATGTTTATGTAGTAACAGATAGTAGAGAGGTTGCAGTACATTTAATGTCCCATTGTCCTGATGTTAATGTATTACATCAGGAAGTTGAAGCAGAGTCTGGAACAGAAAGGATTTCTCATATAATTGATATAATAGAAGCTGACAATATAATTAATGTTCAGGGAGATCAACCATTCATTGCACCCGCAGCTATTTTGGAGATGAAAGATTATATGGAAAGTAATCCTTCTTATTCTATTGTAACTCCTATTAAAAGGAAGTTAAAAGGTGAGTGTGGTGATTCATCTAAATGTAAAGTAGTGGTAAATTTAAAAGGTAAAGCAGTATATTTTAGTAGAAGTCCTATTCCTTATAATGCAGAAATTTATTGGGGTCATTGTGGAATGTATGGATATAAAAAAAGTTTCTTACAAGACTTTAGGAAATTAAAAGATTCTCCCTTAGAACGAGCAGAGAGTTTAGAACAATTAAGATTTATTGATAATGACATTCCTATTCAGACCTATGAAACCAAACATTCAATTTTTTCAGTTGACACTCAGATAGACTTGATAGATGCGATTGAATACGCTACTAAAGTCTCTTAAAGGAAGTTGACAGTCTTTATCTGATAATGCTTCTTCTGGATTAGGATGTACTTCTAAGAAAAGTGCATCAGCACCCCACATCATAGCAGTCTTAGCCAAAGGTTCTATATATTGTCTTTCTCCACCTGTAGTTTCTCCACATCCTCCTGGTAATTGAGTAGAATGAGTAGCATCAAAACATACTTTACCATATTGTTTCATAATTGGTATTGATCTAAAGTCAACTACTAGATTATTATATCCAAAGGATGTCCCTCTTTCACATAAGTAAAAGTCTTTACAACCAAAATCATGTAATTTTTGAGAAATATTTTTAGTGTCATGAGGTGCAAGGAATTGTCCTTTCTTTATATTCAATAGAAGTCCAGTTTCAGATGCAGATTTGAGTAAAGGTGTTTGTCTGCATAAAAAAGCAGGTATTTGTAAAGCATCTACATGAGGAGCAATTTTTTCTACTTGCCATGTTTCATGTACATCTGTGATAATTTTAAAACCTTCTGATCTTAGATTATTAAAAACACTGATAGCATTATCAATACCAGGGCCAATGAAACTCTTAGAACTTGATCTATTCTCCTTTGCAAAAGAAGTTTTAAAATAATAATCTATTTTTTTATCAGGAAGATTTTGTCGAATATGTCTAGCAACTTTAAAACATATATCTTCAGATTCTAAGGAACAAGGTCCTGCAAATAATTTCATAAATCTAGGTGTATGCATAATGTAGTTATAAGGATTAAAAGGTGATTGTTAAAGATATAAATAACTAGAAAAGTAATCAGCAGATGGCAATAGGTAATCCGATAACCCTGACCAATAATGTAGATTCTAAGTCGATTACTATTGTTGCGACAGAAGGGCAAACATCTTTCACTCCTAGTGGAGGATATAGTATTAATAATATTGAAGTTTATAGAAATGGTGTTCGTTTAGTAGATGGGAAAGATTATACTGCTAGAGATGGGGTTACTGTAAATTTGGTTAATGGGTCTACCTTAGATGATGTAGTTTCATTTCAGATTTTTGATGATTTTAGAGTAACTGGTGCTATTAGTCAAAATGAAACAGAGCAGACTATAGATGGTAATTTAAATATTGTTGGTATCTTAAGTGCTACTACTTTAACTGGTGCTGGTGGTGATATAACTGGTATTGCTACAGGTGTTAGTATTAATGCTGCTGGAGGTGCTCTCCAACGAGTAATGTTGGGTAATGTTACTGCTGGTATTGCCAATACCATGGCCAACACAGCGGACCTATATTATAATAATACTACAAGTACTTTATATGCTTCCAATGTGAATATCTCAGGGACAATGACCCAGGAAGATGTTCAGAACGTAGATTCTACTGGTATTGTGACTGGTGGATTAGGTCTTAGAGCAACCAAAGGTGGTGTACATGTATTAGCAGGTGTATCCACTTTCGCAGCTAATGTAGATGCTGGTACTGTCCAAATTGCTGCTAATAGTTTAGATATTAGTACTGGTGGTGTAGATATAGATGGATTAACCAATTTAGATGAGACTATTGTTGCTGGAGCATCTACCTTTACAGCAAATGTTCAGGTAAGTAGTGCTGCTACTGTGGGACTAGCTAAGTCGCTTTCTTTGGCATATGGTGCTTATCTTAACTTCGGTAATGCTGATGATATGCAGATATATCATAATGGATCCGATAGTTATATTGTAGATAGAGGAACTGGTGAATTAAAGATTAGTGGCAGTGTAATTACCATTGAAGGAACTGGAGAGACTCTTGCTAAGTTCACTGATGATGGTGCTGCTGAGTTGTATTATGATAATTCTAAGAAACTGGATACTATTGGAACAGGTATAACTGTAACAGGAGGTGTTAATGCTTCTGGTTTATCTACTTTCCAGGGTGCTTCTTTCACTCCTGGCAGTTTGATGAAAGAAACAGCTTATAGTGGATTTAGTACTGGATGGCAAGCTGCTGGTGATATTAATGTTAGTAATGGAAATGTTCAGTATAATCCACATTTCTTAGATGGTACTTCTAATACTTTAAATATTGTTTCTACTGTTGGAATAAATACTGATTTGCAAATTGCAGAATCCATAAGTGTAACTGGAATAACATCAGTAAGAGAAACAGTGGCTTTTGTCAATGCACTTAAGATAGATCATGCTTCGGTCTTTGTAAATTGGGTAGGTGGTGCTGCTCCTACTGCTGGTGGTGCTCTTGGTCTTGATACTTATGCATTTACTATTGTCAAGCTTGGTAATAATTCTTACTCTGTAATTGGGAATCAAGTTTTAACTTCTGCATAATATTATGTTAATATATCCTACTATCAAACAATACCCTCTTACTGGACTTACAGGTATGGGAGGAGGTGCTACTGGATACGCTGTTATATCTGCTGGTGGTGGTGCTCCTTCAGGTCCTCACAATACTCCTACTGGAGCAACGCATTTTTGGGATTGGAGTTATAGTCATGACGATAATGTAGGTAGTGTTGATTTTGACTCTAATAGTAGTGCAATAACATTAAATTCTGATAATGCAGGATATGGTGGACCACCTGGATGGGGTGGTGGAAAGGGTACTGGACGATATGAAACCAAGGCATCAAGTGCTGGTAATACATATCGTACCTCACTAGGATCTATTCCTAATTACGCAGAAGATGAGTGGACTTTTGATATTTGCATGTATGTTAACTTAGATCCATCTAGTAATAATCAGATGCCATATGCTATCAATAGTGATGGTAGAACTTATGGAATGGTTCATTATTGGTATTCAGGTTATATGGTAGCTGATACTGTTAAATCAGATTTCAATGGTAGATTAGGAGAAGATACTAATTTTGGTTCTGGTGCTTTACCTACTCAAAATAAATGGAATGTATTGAGATTTTCTTATTCCGGTGGAAATTTCAGGCAAGAAACTTGGTCTGATAATGGATCAGGTGGATGGACACAGAATGGTTCTACTAATTCTTTTAGTAAAACTTCTGGTGGTCAACCCTCACCAAATGGGTTAGGAAGAATTTGGTTAAATGGATTTGGTACTCATGGTGCTGGTGGTTATGGTAAAGATGAGCAGTATTATGCATGGGCAGCATTTTATCATAGTGACAAATGTGATGGAAGCACTGCTCCGTATGTTCCTAGTTAGAACAGTTTAAAAAGTGACACACCATTTCCCCATTGCCTAGCAGTGGGGTTTATAATATGTGCATATATATTTGATTCATGAGGTATTCTCTATCTGAAAAACTAATTTTTCTTACTTCCTTCATGGTATTCATGAATTGGGGTGTTCGTTTATCTCATCACCTTATTACTTATGTACTACCTTGATATAGCAGGAAAAGGTCCTAGAAAGACTTGTAAGATGGTTATAGACTGGTTTATAAACAAATACCTTCCTAGACATAATTTAGACATTTCTATTCAATATAGAGGTTTAAAAAGAGAAAAGGTATTTGGATATTGCTCTGTCCAAGACTTTGATTCTCGTCCTAGAGATTTCCTTATTGAACTTCATACTAAGATGGATGAAGATCTTTACTTTTATACTCTTTTTCATGAATTGTGGCACATGTATCAACATGTAAAAGGTCAATTGCGTGATAAAAGGGGTGTAAGATTGTGGAAAGGGATAGAACATTCTAATACAGATTATGAGGATCAACCTTGGGAAAAGGAGGCAAGAACCATGGAAGAAGTTCTTTACAACGATTTCTTAAGAGAGATGGCTATTTTATCCTGTTAGTCGCCTAAATTGGCTTGTCGGGTTTGATCAGAAATCTCTCGTTATTCTTTAAATACATTATGATTACTAAAACCAAATTTGTGACTGTGCAACCTAAGTCAGAGATGGCAAAAGATAGGTTTACAGGATGTATGGATTCTTTTCACTCTTGTAAAGTGGTAGAAGAAGATGAAGAAAAATATGTTTTATCTTCTATTAGTAATAGATATTCATTTGAAATGAAAAAAGTTAATGATCAAAACTGGGAGGTAATTAAATGACTGAACATGAAAGAGCAGAAATGTTTTATGAAGAATGTATGGAAAATGCTGGTATAAAAGATTATCAACCTCTTCCTAAAGAAGAAGGAGATGAGATAGAATCATCTCTAGACTTTTTATCACTAATTGGAGATTAATTATGTCTTGTTTAGATTATAGCAAAACTTGGGAGACTATGAATGGTCTTGAAGTTGCATTTAATAAAATACAAGCATTGGAAGGAATGGTTCAGTATCTTCAGGGTGCAGTTGATGCTGGTGATATGCAAGTGATTAAAGATACTACTGATGGTATTGTAGATTATTTGCCTCAGTTTATAGAACAGTATGATACAGCATCTAAACGTGCATGGAATAATACTGTACTTAAGTTAAAGAAACCTACAGGACTAGAAGGGAATCAGTTAAGGAGTGAATATGATGATTTTGAAAATCCTGTAGGTCATTTAAACCCACCTGAAGCATTTGGTCCTGGGAGTCCTTTAACTGATCCTTTTGCATGACAAATTATTAACAGAATCTTAAAACAATATTAAGAGTAACTAGTTTTTGCTAGATAGTGTTAGAATACCCTCACACATATAGAATCCCATGTTTAATCTAGACCAAAAGTACGAATCTTATGTAAGAAGTGGTACTAAGAAATTGCGTATTGATGGTATAGAAGAGAGTGTAAGGGGATATGGTTATACTGATGATGGAAAGGATATTGATGGGTATTATTTGATTACAGACAATTATACTCTTTATTATAATAAAGATGAACAGTTCTTAAGAATGGAAGCACTAAAAGCAGTTGCTCCACCAGTTTGACTAAATTATCCTATTTGACTTTTTTCTTATTATCATGACTATTTTATCCTATTTGGGTTTTCTGACAGTGGTAAGTATCTGTGCCACTGTTTTCTTAATGCAATGGTATAATCCTCACTCTTGACTTTCTTCTTATTATCATTTAAAATGGTAGGGTAATTTAACTCTCTCATGGCACAAAAATTTCTTTATATTATTGACCATTTTGTTCCTTTTCCACAATCTGAATATGGGGGTGTGTGGAATGTAATTGCTAAAGATGATGAAGAATGTTTTGATGTTGTTGTCTCTGAAGATGATGATTTAAATATTGGATGTTATAGTAAATTGAGAGAGAACATTTCAAAATCTACTAAATTTGCATTAGCAAGAGACCCTATTAATTCTCAAGTAGTTAATTCTTTTATCACTTAAAGGTATGGATCCACAAAATACAGCAACTCAATATAATATTCTTCTTCAAAGGTTATATAAAGATATAGAGGATATGCGTCTGCAATTAGTTGCAAAGGATAAAGAAATAGCAGGACTTCAATCTCAATTAAAAGAGAAGAATCATGGAAAATGAAATAACTTCTGAAGAATTTGAAAGAATTTGGAAAGAAATGGATGCAATAGAACCTCTTACTCCCATCCCCATTATTAATAATGAAGAAAGTGAACTTCCTGGAACTTCCCCCGACATTCATTCATCAACCACCTGAGAATTGTTCTTATGAGGTATCCCCTTTCAAACGTAATATTGTTTCTATTTGGTTACTCAATAGTACCTATTTTCATTATTGTAATGGCACTCCTTCTCCTACAATCTGGGGATTCTATAACACAAAAACAGAACAATATCTTTCGCCTATTAACTCCACCAAGCAAGGTAATTCAGTAGATATACATAGAACATCACCATATTCTGCTATGGTTCCTGATCTAAATCCATTGGAGAGTGTGCTGTATGGAGGAGTTTGAGCAATTGCATTTATGGGAAGAGTATGAACCTCAGGTGAATGATTATGTTATATGGGATCAGAATTTAAGACTTTCTGGGGACTATGGAAAAGATGAAGGATGGGTATATTTTAAATGTGATGAATATATTACAATAGAAACTGGAGTTAGACCAAAACCACACTGTGAGTATGATAAAAATAGCAAACATGCTATGATTCATACTTTACTTGTATGTCATAGTGAGTTTTGGCAAGAATTAAAGTATGTAAAAAGACGTGAATCTAAGTATGGATAACCATATATAGTGGTATGCATTAGGACAGTTGAACTACTGCCCACAAACTGATTGACTTATGGAGATTTCCATCCTATACTGCTAAGGAATCCACTAGGAGTGTTTCTCATGCCAATTACGTATGCACAAAAGTCTAAGTACAGAATCACTCTTGAACTTGATGTTCAGGATGATTTTGTTCCGCAGAATATAGATTGGAATAAAGTACTAGATATACAAAGAAATGAAAATGTATCTGCATATGTAGAGAATTTGTCCAGTCCTGATAAGTGGTAACTAAATTATCCTATTGTTAAATTATCCTATTACGCACATTGAGAACTAAATACATTATGTGCTTAGTTCTCTTTTATTTTTTCCTATGAAAACTTTTCAACAGTTTATTGATGAATCTGATGATAGATTGCGTGATAAAGAAGGATTAGGTCATGGTACTGGTTTAACCCATAAAGGTGGGGAAAAAATTGGTGCTGAAAGAAAGAAAACTGACCCTGAAAAGAGAAGGACTAAAGCAGTAGGTGGAGGTAAAACTGAACCTGCTAAAGATTATAAACCTCGCAAAGATATTGGTACTCAAAGACCTAAATCTACTAGAGAACAGCAACCAACTAAAGAAAGAGGATCTGCTGCATTATCAGCAAAAGAAGCACAAAGAAAGGCATATTTAGAAAGAAAGGCAAGAGAAAGAGGTGAAAAAACTAAAACAGCATCAGAATTATTAACTAAAAAAGATAAACAAAAGGTAGATCCTAAGTATAAACCAGCAAAGGCATCTGGATATACACGTCAAGAAAGAGATAAGATTAGAAAAGCAGGTGAAAAAGAATTAGGTAAAGAATTTAAGAAACAAGAAATGGATAAGTACGAAAAAGAGACTGGACAGAAAGCAACAGGCAAAGCAAAAACTATTGCTATTGGACGTGCTAAAAAGAGATTAACTTCATGACAACATATATTGTTAATGCAAGATATACTGATCATCAACATCGGTCACATTATATAACTGAAGAGGTAGATTTAGCAGATAGAAGATATATTGAGGATTTCATTAGATCTCGTTATCCTGTTGGAAAATGGTGTATTATTAATAGTGTAAGACAAAAATAAAAGTGGCACACAAGTGATTGACTTGTGTAAAAATAACTGTAATAATGGATTATTGAAAATTTTATTATGAAAACTGCAATCCAATCTAAAACACAAGTAGATCTGGTTAAGATTGCAAATCTTATCAAAGCAGGTAAATGGGAAGAAACCATTGATATTGAACTTTTAGATTTTTATACAATAGATGATAATGGTGAACGTAAACCAGATCCATCAAAACGTTTTCAGGTAAGAGATTTTTTCATTAATAAAGATTTTGTAACTGAAAAAGTTCAATATGTAAAATCTACTAAAGATAAGAGTCAAATTGATGCTCCAACTGTTGTCAGGATGCCTGATGGAAAATATAAATTAAATGATGGATCTCATACTATTGATATTCTTTTAGATCTTGGAGAAGTATTACATACCAAAGCAAATGTTGTTGATTATGAGAAACATTTAGGTGGAATAGATTCCAATGCTTTTGGATTTGGAAATCTTCTCAATTTGACTAAAAAAGAGAAACAAACTGCTACAAGTGATAACATCAAGAATCATTTTCTTCAAATTCTTGCAGAAAAGAAAGATGCAGGATTATCTACAGAGATGACAGACGACGAAAAAGATGAATTTATTAGTTGGTATCAAGGTAAGGTAACTAAACACACTTTAGGGCAATGGTATTCAAGAACTCCCGATGGTGGAAGACATTCTATTGCAAAAAAGTATACTGATAGTGAAAAACATCAACTGCAAAAGTTTTACTCTCAACTGAGAAAATATAGTGACTATTATGTCACTTTTCCTAAAGAACTTCAACATGCTTCTACCAGTATTCTCGGTCAATCATTGATAGAATTAGCAAAAATTGATCCACAAAAAAAGAAAGTTCTTATTTTGCTTTATTGTCAGGATAATGCGGATGTAGTAAGAATCAATGGTGTAGATGGTAAAGGAGAAAGTAAATGGAAGACTAATCTTGAGAATAACTATAGTTCACTTTCTGAACTTACTGGTTTAACTATTGAATATGATGTGTTAAATTGGGATGAATAATGTTAGTCACCTCTAAAGTGTACCTATAGTATGAAGAACACACATCTCGAACATCCTGAAGATCTTATCTTGACTGGGAAATTAGATGTCATTGAATCTTTATATTCAGTGGCAGACATTTCTTTAAAGATTGATGGTGCTCCTTCTATTGTATGGGGTTTTCATCCTCACAATGGAAGGTTTTTTGTTGGCACTAAATCAGTCTTTAACAAGAAAAAGATCAAGATTTGTTATACTCAAGATGATGTATTTGCATTGTATGATGAAACAACTCATGCAAATGTGATTGAAATCTTATGTGCTTGTCTTGATTATCTTCCTAGAAGAAAAGGTATCTATCAGGGTGATTTCATTGGGTTTGGTGGTTCTTCTACTTACAAACCTAACACCCTAAAGTATGACTTTGGGACTAAAGTTCGCAACAAAATTATCATTGCACCTCATACCAGATATATTATTGAAGGTGAAATGTGCGATGCAGTTGCTTATCCTTTACAATCCTATTTTGTAGATACTCCAGAAGTTAAATGGGTACAACCTATTGTTGATAGAATTATGGTGGAAAATGCTCCTCCAACTATTAACATTAGTAAGGTACAGTTTATGTCACATAGTGAGGCATCTATTGCTAAGAAAAGTATTAACCAACTTATTCGTGATGGCATAGAACTCACTGATGGTGAATTATTGGAGATCTTAGGTTGCATTTATCTTGTTAATCTTTATCAGTTTGTGATAGAGTTGAAGCAAGAAGTTATGGAGAGTTTTATCATTTATGGTACTCCTAAATGTTATCTACCAAATGGGGATAAAGTTGCAGGTGAAGGGTTTGTTTTGTCCAATGAATTTGGCATGTTTAAGTTAGTTGATAGAACAACTTTCACTCATGCTAATATGAATGAAGGGAGATTTGTTAGGTAATATTATTAGTCACCTTCAAAATGTTCCTATAGTATCACACACAAACATTATGTCAACAAGATCAAGGATAGGATTACTTTTAGGTGATCAACATATCCTTTCAGTTTATCATCATTGGGATGGTTATCCTTCCTTCTTAGGTCTATTCTTACAACAGAATTATACCACTAAGGAACAAATAGCAGAGTTATTAGATGGTGGGGATATATCTTGTA